CAGGCTTGGTGAAGAGTTGGCATCTGTCGGGCCTGTTGGCTATTACGAAATGGACGCAAAAGAATGGCTTGATTGGGCGTTAAATCAACTAAAGGAGAAGAACACATGATTAAAGAATCAGTTGTTTGGATTGAACAAACTAGAGAGCAAGCAATCACCCTTGCTAATGACATAGGTGGGGACGCAGAAGTTCATGCTTTACATATACGAAAAGGCACATTTGAAATGGCGCATAAGCCTGTTGGATACCTAGTATATCAAGCACCAAAATGGAAAGGACTGACGGATGAGGAAAGACAAGAAATTCATGGAAGCACCAAAAGTCCTTATGACGATTTGTTACTGGTAGAAGCCAAGCTGAAGGAGCGCAACACATGAATTGGTTACCAGAACACAAGTGCGGTCTATATCTAACCCACAACGAACATCGAGATGTTTATGAGACAGTTGAGGATTGTTACAACCCTGATTATTTTGTATCCAAAGAGGAGTGGGAAAAAGCTATTGCTGAGGATAATGTTTGGGTGTTGCAATGGTATCCAGAAACACCTGTTGGGTTTAATATTATTGCCGCCTCATCCTTGGAAGTTATTCAAGCCAAGCTAAAGGAGCTAAACACATGAGACTAACATTTGCAGAAATAATTTACTCAATACTTGTTGTCGTTGTCATGTGCTTTCTAGCATGGGCTATGGCATATGGGTTGTGGCTAGGTTTTGGCCCAAGCAAAGAAGAGCGTGAAAAAAGCCACGCCATGCAAGTCATACAAGAGATAGATGGGTGCAAAGTCTACAGGTTTTACGATGGCGATTACCACTACATCACTAGATGTGGCGCTAGTGTAGTAACAAGAAAGAACTGGGATGAGAATTGCGGTAAGGCTTGCATCAGACACAGAACAGAAGACATAAAAACGGAGGGCAACCAATGAATCAAGAAGATGAAGAATTTGAACGTATTGTAAAGAAACGACAATACTTAATTGATTACATTCTAGAACCTCCATTGGTTTCTAAACAAAAAGAATGGGTAGGACTGACAGAGGAAGAAATTAAAGAATGCTTTGCCATAACTCCTGATCAGTTTTTGCCGTGGCAAATCTACAAAAGAATTGAAATTAAGCTGAAGGAGCGCAACACATGAAAAAATGGTACGGGTTTGACGATTGCGTCATTGGCACCGCCTGCATCTGGCGAGACCAAATTACTGTTGAGGTATTAGTCTACAGTGGCGATAAGATGATTGATCTTTTAATGACGCGAGATGACATGGACGAAGAAGATGCTCATGAATTTCTTGAGTTTAATGTGATAGGTGCATACATCGGTATTGATACACCGGTGATTTGTTTTGATGATCCAGAATGGAACGAAAGAGACTATGAAGATTAATATTGAAAAGATTCGTATCGACGGTGATACACAGTCGCGGGTAGCTATCAGTGAAAAAACAGTTGAAAACTACACGGAATTACTGTTGGATGGCACAAAAATGCGTCCAATCAAGATATATCACGATGGTCTTGACTGGTGGTTAGTCGATGGATTTCATCGATACTTTGCGAGTAAAAGAGCAAAAATCAACGAACTTGATTGTGAGATAGTCAAGGGCACAAAACGTGATGCTCAAATTTATTCTTTGGGCGCAAATCACGATCACGGTCTTCCTCGAAACAATGATGACAAGCGCAAAAGCGTTCTCACTTGTTTAAATGATGTCGAACTTTGCGATCTAAGTGAAAGAGAAATTGCTAAGATTTGTAATGTATCTCGGATGACTGTTAATCGAATCAAAAAGGAACTAGAGCTTAAAAAGGAAATAAAAAGTACACCAAAACCTGAATCTAAGCCTCCAGAGGTGGCACTAGTGCCACAAGAAGACGATTATGAAGACGATAAATTGCATGAATTGACTGTTGAAAATCAGTTTTTGTACAACGAAAACACTAAGTTGCGTGACAAAATTGCTGTTGGACAGTTGGATTTACCTGAAGAAGAAAAGGTAGAGATTGCAAAAACGATTGAATCTTTACGCACTGACGTTGCTTCTTTACAAGCGCAGTTGGATGCTATGACGTTGAGTAGGAATGACTTTCAACAAAAAGCAGCAGATGCCATTCAGCAGGTCAAATATTGGAAACGCAGAGCAGAAAAAGCAGAGAAAAAGTGAAGTTGGGCACTATCCCATCAGGAGTTTAAATGTTAGAACTGAGACCCCACCAGACTGAGGTGGTTGAAAAAATCAGTAAAGGGTTTGCTGACGGCCATAAAGCGATACTGCTTTATGCGCCCACAGGCTTTGGTAAGACAGAGGTGGCCATTCATCTTATGCAAGAGATTGCAAGAAGCCACAAAACTGTTGCTATGGTCATGGACAGGATCGTGTTGGTCAACCAAACCAGTACACGTCTTGGGCGGTACAAGATTGATCATGGGGTGATGCAAGCGGATCATTGGCGTTTTAAACCGATGGAGCGGATTCAGATTTGTTCCGCCCAAACTCTCGAAAAGCGGGATAACTTTCCTGATTTAGATTACGTCATCATCGATGAATGCCACGTTCAACGCAAAAGTGTCATCAAATATCTTAAAGAACACCCATCCATTCGGGTGATTGGGTTGACTGCTACGCCATTTACTGCGGGTCTTGGGGATGTTTATTCTCATGTTGTAGGGGCAAACTCAACTGGGGAGTTGATTGAAAAAGGTTGGCTGACACCCCTCAAGATATATATAGCAAAAGAAATCGACATGAGCGGGGCTAAGAAAGTTGCCGGTGAATGGTCTCAGGATGACGTTACCGAACGCAGTATGAAGATTACCGGTGATATTGTGACGGAATGGATCAACAAGACCAATGAGATATTCGGCGGTCCAAAAAAGACTGTTGTGTTTTGTGCCGGTGTAGCGCATGGGCGGGATTTGGAAAAGCAGTTTCAAGCGCAAGGGTACAATTTCAAGAGCATTTCTTACCTTGAAGATGACGAATACAAGCGAGAAACCATTGAGGACTTTAGCAAGCCCGATACGACGATTATGGGGCTGATAGCCACAGACATACTTACCCGCGGTTTCGACGTACCAGACGTGCTTATAGGGGTCTCGGCAAGGCCGTTTTCAAAGTCGTTTAGCTCGCACGTTCAGCAGATGGGTCGGGTCATGCGCCCAGCACCAGAGAAGAAGTTTGGGGTTTGGTTGGATCATGGCGGTAACTATCTCAGGTTTAGGAAAGACTGGGACAAACTGTTTGATGAGGGTGTTACAGAACTTGAAGGTGCCGGTGAAAAAGCCAAAAAAGAGTTGACTGACAAAGAGAAAAAGGACTCTTATTGCCCAAGATGTAGTGCTTTATGGATAAAAGGCTATGGTTCTTGCATCGAATGCGGGTATGAACGCCCACAAAGAGCAGGAGTGATGAGTGTCCCAGGACAATTAGAGGAACTATTGACTGCTCAAAAGTCAAGATCGGACGAATCACAGACGTTTTATTCGGAACTTTTGTACTTTTGTAAGTTGCGTGGCTACAAAGATGGTTGGGCAGCGCACAAGTACAAGGAAAAGTATGGAGTTTTCCCGCGCGGATTGAATACTCAAACGACTCCAACATCACAAAAGACCATTCGGTGGATACAGTCTAGGAATATTGCATGGGCAAAAGCGAAGGCAAAAGTATGAGATTTGAGGATTTTGCATACGATCACGGACTGTTGATTGACAGTCTTACCTTGGATAAATGGACTCGGGTCAAAACAGTTGACAAGCCCACAAAGATGAATGGAGCTTATGTCTTTGACGGAAATGGTGGTGCGGTTATCAACTTCGCTACGATGGACAAGCACGCCATCTACAAATCCGATAAACCTTACGTCATTGACCACAGTAAGATAAAACAGTTGGCTGTCGAACGTGAGAACCGACAAGAGGAAGCCCGCAAAAAGGCCATCTACATCGTCAAAAGCGGTCGGTTGGATGGCCACCCATATCTGCTGCGAAAAGGGTTTCAGGAGCGCGGATTAGTATGGAAAGAACTGTTGGTTGTCACGATGCGGGTTAGAGATAAGTTGGTTGGCTGTCAGTTGATCGGTGCAGATGGGCAAAAGCGGTTTTTGTCGGGGCAGATCACAAAAGGGGCTAGTCTGGTCATCGATAACAAAGGTAGGGACATCTTGGTCGAGGGGTACGCCACTGGCTTGTCGGTTCGTAGAGCACTCAAGCGGATCAAGGCAAGATACAAGATTCATATTTGTTTCAGTGCTGCGAATATGGTTGAGATAGCCAAGGGTCTCAAAAATCCGTTGGTTGTCGCTGATAATGATCCAGTTGGAGTTGCCACTGCCAAAAAAATAGCCCCGCACTACTGGGTAGGCGAGGCCGGAGAGGACTTTAATGACTTTGAATTGAGAGTTGGTACAGATCAGGCTTCGGAGTCATTAAAGCCGTTTATGGTCGATCCATGAGGTCTTGAATGAGTGTGAGTGTGTTCGTTGTCATTCTTCAATCTCCCATGTGCGGTTGTTGAATTCTTCAATCAATGATTCGTCTGTCATTTTGTTGTACCCGATTCCATCTCTTAAAATGAAGTCAAGATACTCTACATCTTTTTCTTGCATTGCGTCCTTGATGACTTGTATATCATCTTGGACAAGGCGCTCGATCATGTCTTTTCTGTTCATGGTGCATCCCCTTTAAAAGTCTTAGTCAAAATTCTAAAAAATTTCGTGTTGTCTCTAACCACTTGACCATCTTCTTCTGTCAAAAAGTAAGCAGTAATGATAAATTGATCGTCATCAAACCAAAAATTGATGTCGTACTGAATGCCATCGATTTCGGTTGTGTCCCATGATTCCATGCCATCATACGACTCTGGATCAAGTTCCTGTGGTGTTAGCTTGGCAAGTATCTTTACCCGAAGCATTGGATCTATCATTCTTGGTCTCCTTCGTAAATTTCTTTAACTCCACAAACACAAATCACAATCTCTTCGCATTCGGGATCGACTCCAAAGTCATTACAAATGTCATACCAATCCATTGGTATTATGGTAGGGTCTAGCCTGATCCATCCTCCTTGGGGTAGGACACGATAGCCCGCTTTCTCAATTTCTTGTTTAGTTAACATATTTTTCTTTCAAAGAACTGATAAATATTTTTGCAAAACCATAAAATCGCTTCTTGGAATTTCAGTTGATCCATGATCATGAATAAGAGTATCACCCGACCAAAATCCATCGTGAGACTCGTCCCAATCTTCTTCGTCTCCTCCCCTCCATTCCATAGCTACATTTCTTGTGTACTTGTCAGGATCATCAGATGTTTCAAATAAATATTTTGCATCGTACTCAAAATCACCATTTCGTTCGAGAATTTTCCCAATGTAATATCTCATGATTTATATCCTTATGTGTTATTTTGACTGGCTTCGTGCCTAGCAAAGAATTCTTCAAACTGTTGATCGGACTTCATCTTGAGTGCTTCGATGTATCCGCTGATCCAAATGATCATGTCACGTTGAGACATATCTTGGTGGTTGTTAATGCGCTCCCACTCATGGAATGCGTCATTGGGGCTCATTGTCTGGCCTCCAGTCTGCCTCGGTTGAAAAGAAAGACTGCTTTGTTCTTGTGCTCTTGGTATTCTTGGGCAAGCATCCGCTCGAATCGTCTGAGCTTGATGCGTCCCTTCTCGAAGAGATACCCTGCATTGATATAATCGTGCTCGGTGAATTTCATATGTTTCCTTTGTAGTTGCGTAAGACCCCTTCGCAGGGGTTTCGTCTATCCAAGACTCGTCAGTTACGCTGTTCGTAAAATTGGGATGCTGCTTTTTTATAGTCCTCCACTTTCGTTAAAACCTTTTCGTGTTGTTCCTTGATGGCCTTTGATGTTGCCCGAGTCTTATCGCTCGCCACAAGTGCATTCCAGTCCTTGAACATCATGAAAGTGAATCCCATGTCCGTGTTGGTCACAATCGATGCAGTTGTGGCTAACTCACCCAAATACTTTCTCGTGACGATACGCAATGATCTAGTGGCATCAAAGGGTATCATTGAGACTGCTTGATACCCGTCCTTGTTATTCATCATCTTCATTCAATAATCCTCTTCAATTTGTTCTTCAACGTCAGCTTGGGTGTACCAAGTCAAAATTCTCGGGTCGTACTTTGAAAGTACTTCGTCTCGACACTTGTCGCAGACCCTGGCAAGGGGAATGCCCCTTCCATCGTTTTCCCACCATGAATCTTCTTTAGTGTGATCGCAACGCATTTAGACTCTCCCTTCGTGAAAACGCAAATAGTTCCGAATGGGTGAATCCATGCCGTGATCAATGTGGAAACAAGCATACTCAATGTTTTTCTTTTTCATGGCTTCATCAAACTTTGCTACGTCACAATCTTCCTCTAGGTAAACCTTTGTTCCGGTTTCCGTCCTTTTGATGTATGAGTAGTGAGAAATGGCACTAGTGACACCCAGTTCAATCAATTCTTTCAAATCGACCTCTAGCCATCCGTGTCCTGCATCTGTAAAAAATTTGTACTGTTTCATTTTTGTTTCCTTTGTTGCACATGGATCGGGATTGATCCATGTGTGATATCTTAACTTAAAAAAAGGTTATTTGCCAAGATCTTTCGAGAGTTGCTCGTAAACTTGTTTGCGGTTTCCGGTGTAGCCTTCCTTTTTGAGGATAGCCAAGGCCGATGTTCTAAACTTGAGACCTTGAATCTCTAGCTTGAGCATTTTGTGCAGAGTGAGCATTCTAAAATGCTCGATGTCGTTTTTGTCGGTGAGTATCATTTAGTCTTCCTTTACTGTTCCGCAAGCATTGCCGTTGATATCGAAAAGCCGTTTGGGGAGGCAATTGCGCTCCTGTACATGACTAGCGATGTAGTCGAATAGGCGGACAAGCTCGCCGACTGGATCGTCCTCAAAGGCCGAATTCTCGGTGTTGATCTGAATGTGAATCATGTTAGTCCTTTAGAGTGAAAGAAGAATCAAATACAACGCGCGGGCAACGGAGCAGTCGCATTGTTCGGTCAAGTACCAGAATGTGTAACGCTTGCCCCAAGTTTCCATTGAGGAGTGTATCTCTATCGGGTTTTGATAAGTCGATGTAATCATTGTTTTCCTTAGTAGTTGCATAAGACTGGCACTAGTGCCAGTTTCGCCCATTAGGGCTCGTCAGTTATGCTCAGAATGCAGTACTGCGGATCTCCTCCTCTTTTTCTTTATATGCGTTTACATAATCTTGCATAGCTTCAATTGTCTTGGGCAGATCAAAGTCAGTCTCACTCAAATACTCAAGGATGTCTCCATCCCCAAAGCACTCGACAATAACATCCCATCCTTTTGTGTAGTTGTCCATTGCGTATTTTCTAATGAAGCTAATTAATATTTGTTCGTCTGTCATTTTGCTACTCCTTAAAATTGTGGATAAGTGAGAGGAAAATTCGACCCTCTCATATATATAGGGCGCAAGATTCGTGCCAAAATAAAAAAGTTGGCGTAAGTCGTTGATTTTCAAAAGAAAAATAATTCGTGTTTTTTGGACTAGAAACCCTGATGATACAAATACAACACTTCGGGCGTGCTTAAAATTTAGGCAGGAATCAAAGAAAGTGTCACTAGTGACAGCGATTGGGTTGCAAGGATTAGGCATATCAATTTATACTCACGCGAACGCAAGGAGGAGGCAAGATGGAAGAGCAGTCCAAGAACCGAAGAAAGCCACAACCCAAATTGACAAGGGCGCAAATCCAAGAGACATTGAAACAAACCCCGATAGAAGTAATCCTCGGGACAAGTCAGCCACTAACATCAAGACAAAGAGAATTCGCCCGTAAACTAGCCGAGGGTAAGATGAGCAAGAGACAAGCATACAGAGAGTCTTATAACGCCAAGAGCGAGAAGACATTGAACTGTGATCCTTATAGATTGGCCGGTGATCCTAGGATCATCGCAGAGGTCAGCGCCTACAAGTTGGCGGTAGAGGCGGAGAAACTGCGAAATCCCACTCAATTAAAGGCTCTCCTTGTCCAGCAGTTGGTTCAACACTCCCTTGATGAAGGCTTCCCTCCTGCGCAAAGGATCAAGGCGCTAGAGTTAATAGGCAAGCTCTACGAAGTCGGAGCATTCGAGGAACGCAAGACAACGACTGTGATCCACAAGAAGAGTCAAGACATCAAGGCTCAACTATTAGAGAGGATCAAATCAGTCATCGATGTGGACACAAAGCCAACGAGAACCGGTGGACAGAGTCTACTGGACGAGATCAACGATGATTCTGGCGGTGGGAAAGGCGATCCTGCTGACCCCACCACGGGGGCATCCCCCGCGGGCGCGAACGCGCGGGGCCCCTCCCCTATACATACTATTCCCCACACTCAATCCGATGAAAAAACGGATCAGACTGACGAAGTGGCACTAGTGCCACCCCCCCCGTCACTCTCTGAAACAAAATAGGGGTGGGGGGTATATTTTTGAAAAAACGATATGTAGTACGAAAGAGTGACATAGATAGGATGAGGAAGCCTGGTAGGTATAGTAGGGAAGAGTGTATGGAGATGGAGATGACACCGAAGGAAAGGAATATATTTTTAGCGATAGATGAGCATTGGAGGGTGATGGGGTATGGGCCGTCGTATGATGATATTATGCGGGCGACTGGGGATAAGGGTAGGGGTAATGTATCGAGGGTGGTGAATAATTTGTGTAAGTTAGGGGTTTGTAAGAAGTTGCCGGGTAAGGATCGAAGTGTGAGGCCTGTGTACATTAACTTTAGGAATATAGAATGAATACAGCTGCGATGGAGGAGGCGATTAAGAGTATGCCAGAGGATGTGGCGGCTGAGATGTGGGAGATGTTTGAGTACTATAAGCAGAGTTTAAACGTAGAAGAGGCGGTAGATGACTTTATGCAGTTTGTGTCGGAGATGTGGCCTGGGTTTATACATGGTCGGCATCATGAGTTAATGGCACAAAAGTTTGAGGATATAGCGACGGGTAAGATTAAGAGGTTAATTATTAACATGCCTCCTCGGCATACCAAATCTGAGTTTGCATCTTTTCTTTTGCCGGCATGGTTTTTGGGAAAGTATCCATCTAAGAAAATAATACAGACGTCTAATACAGCAGAACTTGCGGTCGGGTTTGGCCGGAAGGTAAGGAACCTGGTGGCGTCAGAACAATACCATCGAATATTCCCAGGAGTGAACTTGCGATCTGACTCGAAGGCAGCAGGCCGGTGGAGTACAAATCAGAATGGAGAATACTTTGCGATTGGTGTAGGCGGCACGGTAACAGGTAAAGGAGCTGACCTTCTCATTATCGATGACCCGCATTCGGAACAGGAAGCAGCTCTGGCAGCCGGAGACCCAACGGTGTTTGATAAAGTTTATGAGTGGTACACATCCGGACCTCGTCAGCGTCTACAGCCAGGCGGGTCTATTGTGGTGGTGATGACCAGATGGGCAAAGAAAGATTTAACCGGAAAGATTATCCAGTCCATGATCGACAGGGACGGAGAGAAGTGGGAGGTCATACAGCTACCGGCAATTATGCCGAGCGGGAATCCCTTGTGGCCGGAATTCTGGCGGCTAGAGGAGTTGCTGGCACTCAAGTCCGAACTCCCCGCTGCGAAATGGAATGCCCAATACATGCAGTCCCCTACCTCGGAGGAAGGAGCTATCGTCAAGAGAGAATGGTGGAAGATATGGGAAGATAATGTTCCTGTATGTGAGTATATTATTCAGTCTTGGGATACGGCTTTTACCAAGAACGAACGAAGCGACTACTCTGCTTGTACGACCTGGGGTGTGTTTTATCTTAACGAGAACGTCCGAGATCCCCATGTAATATTATTAGATGCATTTAAAAGACGGATGGAGTTCCCGGAGCTTAAGCAGGTAGCATTAGAAGAGTACAGAAACTGGGAGCCAGATGCGTTTATCGTAGAGGCGAAGGCTTCTGGAGCTCCTCTGATTTATGAATTAAGGGCGATGGGTATCCCGGTGCAAGAGTTTACGCCCAGCAGGGGAAATGATAAGATGGTGAGGATTAACTCAGTGTCTGATCTTTTTGCAAGCGGAAAGGTCTGGGCGCCACCCACCAGATGGGCGGATGAAGTAATTGAAGAACTGGCCGCATTCCCAAACTCAGACCATGATGACCTTGTGGACTCAACAACCCAAGCATTGCTGAGATTCAGAAAAGGCGGATTTTTGTCTTTAAATTCTGACGAGAAAGACGAACCGTCTTCCTATCGTCGTAGAGCCGCATACTATTAAGGAACATCATGATAGAAAAGTCACTTAACCAAGCCCCAGCTGGACTTGAGAGTTTAGCCCAAGACCAGGAACCTATCGAAATAGAAATCGTAGATCCCGAAGCGGTCCATATTAAAGCAGGCGATCTTGAGGTTGATATGGAAAAAGGTGATGAAGAGGGGTTTAGCAATAATTTAGCAGAAGAAATAAGCGAAGCTGCGCTATCCACATTGGCCGGTGACTTAGACAAAAGCATCGATCAGGATAAGAACTCCAGAAAAGACTGGGAAAAAGCATATACAGAGGGCCTTAAATTACTCGGCCTGCATATAGAAGAAAGAACGGAACCCTGGGATGGCGCATCAGGAGTGTTCCATCCTATGATTACAGAGGCAGTGGTCAGGTTCCAGTCTGAAATGATAACGGAAACATTCCCAGCCCAAGGCCCGGTTCGTACTAAGCTATTGGGTAAAGAAACCCCACAAATGAAAGAGATAGCCGTCAATGTCGAAGATGACATGAATAACGAATTGACGGAGGTTATGAAAGAATTTAGGCCGGAACATGAGCGCATGCTTTGGTCTTTGCCGGCGACTGGTTCTGCGTTTAAGAAGGTGTATTACGATCCCAATCTAGGACGACAGGTTTCAATGTTTATCCCTGCCGAAGATATCATTCTTCCCTACGGGACTACAGATATGGATACCTGCTATCGAGTGACGCACGTCATGAGAAAGACCAAGAATGAGATTGTCAAGTTACAAAATGCCGGTTTTTACCGTGATATAGAGTTACCCGATCCTAGTCGTTCGCGAGAAGATATCCAGATGGCGAAGGACAAGGAGACTGGATTTAGCGATTTGAACGATGAACGATATACTCTTTATGAGTGCCACGTTGATCTTGAATTGGATGGTTTTGAGGATGTTGATGACGAAGGTAACGAAACTGGAATTATGGTTCCTTATGTCGTGACCTTAATTAAGGGTACTCATGATATCTTATCCGTAAGGAGGAACTGGAATGAAGGCGACGAACTCAGGCTCAAGAGACAGCATTTTGTCCACTACCAATACATACCCGGCTTTGGCGCTTATGGGTTCGGGCTCTTCCACCTCATTGGCGGGTTTGCTAAATCTGCCACTAGCATCATGCGACAGCTCATTGATGCAGGAACTTTATCAAACTTGCCTGGGGGACTCAAGTCCAGGGGCCTTCGCATTAAGGGCGATGATACCCCAATTGCTCCGGGAGAATTCCGGGATGTAGATGTAGCGTCAGGAAATATCCGCGACTCTATATTACCCTTACCCTACAAAGAACCGAGTCAAGTTCTTTATACACTACTCAATAACATCGTAGAAGAAGGCCGCAGGTTTGCTGCTACTGCCGATATGAGTGTGTCCGACATGTCTGCCCAGACACCAGTTGGAACTACTTTAGCTCTACTTGAGAGACAGCTAAAGGTGTTGAGTGCAGTGCAGGCTCGCACACACTTTGCCTTAAAGCAGGAGCTGAAACTTCTCAAGAATATTATCCGAGACTACAC